GAGATACTTCTTAAATATAATATACAATGTTCAAATTCCCCACAAGTTGTCAGACAATTTAAAATAACAATATAAAGAGCGTTTATAAATTAAAACATATATTGTTAACAATTTATTTACAATTATGACATAATGCGTTAACAGTAATACAGTATTATATAATCATAAAGATAAAGAAAACAAAGACATCAAGGAAAGACTTGAAGAAAGAAGGAATTATGAGAATCAATAGTTACAATAAGTTTTTTGCAAAAGTAGCAGAGATTATGAATACATCTGTAAAGTCTGTAAAGCCAATTGACGGTAGATATAAGGTTGAATTAGCAAATCACGTACATTTAAATGTGTATAGAGGTGTTGGTGGAAGTCTGTTTATACATGACAATAGAGGGATAGCGCATATTACAAGTTGTTACGACTTTGAAGATTTTAAAACAATGAAAGATTTATATGAAAGAATTATATCAGACTATAGCGAATCAGCCAAAAAAGACGTTATGGAAGTAAAGCAAGAATTAAATGCACGTTTTGGAAAAGAGCAATATTTTGATACAGATAGTGTACAGCCAAATAAGATTGCAAAAATTGAAAATATCAATCATTGCCCAAATCAAAACACATGCTGCATTGTCTCACCTTTTGTACATTGCAATTATAACTACAAATCAGATATCTGTATTAAAGCGCATAAGAATTTTATTCATGATTGCGAACAGGTGCATAAACAAATGAAAGCAAAAAGCAATCCAGAATGGCATCATGTTAGTCTTGCAACACTAGCCAACATTGATTTTGATATGCTTGACGAAAAGCGCAAGCTTGTATTCGATATCAACCAGATATTAAAAGATGGTATTCGCAATTTATACAAATGTGAGAATCATATTTCATTTGAAGTCTTAGAAAGATATGTAATTAGAAAATGTGACGAATTGATTCGACGCAATAGTTTAAAAGTGTTCTGGTTTTCATATATTGCGAGACAGCTTGATGAGGTTAGAAGAAACACTAGTTATTTATATACGCCATATATTACAGCACATAGAAATAGATGGTAATGTCACAGCTGTTCTAGCGGCTATACGGGAAGAAAGAAGGAAACTATGAAAAATATCATGTATTATTTAAGTTTAATCGTAGAACGGTATGCAGAGTATGTGTTTTAGCTGATGATGAGAAAGAAGCGGCTACTAAGGCAGAAAATTTAATTTTGTTAGATTTACGTAACATTGAATATAATAAAATTGTTATTATATCAGAAAAGTGAGGTAAAGAACATGGATAATTTAACACAGACAAAGAAAAATAGACTTTTACAAGAAAGCAAGGATAAAATTTTAGAAACGCCGCTTTTTCATAATGACATTATGAAAATGTATGCTTATATCTACGATTGCACAGCAACAAGTGATACTCTGGCAGAGATTCAACTTATGGAAACTGTAAAATCATCACTTGATTTTCTTGTAAGAGGTGTATTAAAATGAAATATGAAGTTAAATATTATGATGTATGTTGTGATGAAGTACACACATATCAATGTAGAATATGTGGAATCTATTGGATATAATGCAAGACAAGCAAGTGATTATGCCGTTGAATATGTATCAAAATTGCCATTTGTAAGCTATATTACAGTTATATCAATAGAAAGAAAATAAGAAAAGAGAGGGCTTGCACCCTCTCTTTCTTAATTTAAAGGAATATTAAACTCAACACCATACAATTGGATTTCAGTTACAGCCGTGAAAGTAGTGTACCCACTACCGCTTACATCAACCAGGCTAATATAAATACTACCGCTGTCAACCTGGGTTGCATCGAAAGGATTGATAGTGAGAACCGCCATGCATTGATGATAACCGCTTGCATCATGAACAACGGCATTGCAATTACAGATACTTTGTTCATTTACAAAAGAAAGACTGTGACTCATAACTTTAACAGTGGCATTTGTGAAATTCTTGACTGGACTGAAAGCCAAATCAAGAAAGCTAGCCACATGCCTAAAGCTACAATGCGCGTTGGTATTAGTCAATACAACAGACATTTTGTAGTCATTCAGTGTGCAACCAGCCCCGTCAAGGGCAAATTCTCCAGAACGGTTCCAACTTGCATATCCGCCCATTGCCTTATATATCATATCTGCAATTGAACCCTGTCCGGTTGCGTTAGGATGTATATTATCAGATGATAGTACACCAGACCAACGTAACGCACTATCAGCACCGCTTAAAAACTTAAACTTTCCCCAGTAAGTTTCGTAGAGCGTTTTAATATCATTGTACGCTTTAACTTTTGCAACAGTTGTAAAACCAATAATAGGCGTCGCAATCCAACCGATGTAAAGTGTTGCGTTTGGTAACTGTGGCATTAAATCAATAGTATCTTTTATACCGGAGTTGACCGTGGAAGCTGCAATAGATTGATCATTCCATCCGCCAGCAACAACAACATATTTCACCTGTTTCTTTTGCTTATCAGAAAGAACTGCTATTGCTTCTGATAGCAGAGCAGAAAAGTGAGTATTAGCACCGAACCCACTACCGCCTTTACTTTTATTTACGTAAAAGCTAGCATCACTAAAATACTGTTCATGCAAAATATCGCACCACGGTTTCACCATGCCATCGGGTGTATATCCTTCCCCGTACGAGTCGCCAATTGTAATGATTCCATACTCTGTTAACCATGTATCAATAATATTAGACAATTCACCACTTGCCTTTAAAGCATCAAGATAATTGTCAATGGCTGCTATATAGTCCAAATTATCAATATAATTTTGAACGTCTGTTTGCCATTTGTTCCATTGTGTATAGTAATCATCCCATTTGGTATCAAGATCCTTTACAGTTTCCAGTAGCCAATCAAGATTTAAATTGTGAAAATCTGTATATGGAAAATTAGAAAATGCCATATCATCACCCCTTTTATTTAAATTGATCACTAGGAATCACATTGTACTCGTTTCCATCGTCACCTGTAACTAAAATAGGTTCAAAAGCTTTATCAAATAATGAGAGTCTGGTAATTGCCCAAACTTGGTTATACGTAAACAATTACCTTTTATCACAGCATCCATTATAGTCTACCCCCTTTTTCCCAACCATAGCCCTCAATAACACCTATTGAAATAGTTTCATTTTCTCGCCCACAATGCATAAAAAAGCCGTGTCCTATATCAAGCCCTATATGTTTGCCTGTGCCGCCAAAAGTTGTATAAAGTAAATCGCCGTCTTTTGTCTTGTCGGGAGTCGTTATATTTGTACAACTGTTTATATATGCTGTTGAATACATAAACAGCCCTGTTACAAGATTGATAAAGCCGCTGCAATCAATCACTGTCTTTCCTAAACAGAAAGCCTTGATCTGTGCTTTCTGTGCAGCGTTATACTTTTTAAAATAATTTGGCTCCGCCGCCCAAAGTGCCTCAAAAACCTCCGGAGTACACTTTTGCCCCTTCGCCCCGTAAAGGTACGCGTACTTGTCGCGGTTTTTGTAAAGCTCTCTCGCTTTTGCAATGTATGCTACATTCTTATCTGGGATATTATAAATCATAGCTTAATTCTCCTTTTCTTTTACGATTGTTAATAACTCTGTAATCACTTTTGTATTGTTATTCAGAGCGTCAACCCACTTTGCACTTTCCTGGTCGTGCTTCTCATACCAAGTTTTTCTTTCTTCGCGCTGTCTCACATCAAGCGCGTTCACATACCACATTACGGCGCCAAGGCAAACACACGGGACACCAACCATTTGTGCGATTTGTGCAATTGCAGCCATAATTTCCATTCTACCACACTCCTATCAAAAGTCTATCTGCATAAAGCTTGCACACCTCATCAAGAAAATTGTAAGCTTTAGTCAGATCAATTTCCGCTTGCATCATTTGTTGCGAAGTTGTAACACCTATGTTTCCGTGAATCCTTCCATCATGTGTTCCGCTTGTTGTTGACTCATCCAAACCATTGGTAACACTTCCGTGTGAGGTGTCAGCACCAAAAGTCTGGGAATCGCTTCCGCTGTCGGTTGTGTTATCGGTGTTAGCAACTTCAGGAGTTGAAGAATTGAAAGCAGCAACCTTATGAGTACTGTCGGAAACTTTTCCAAAAGTTGTTGTAACGCTACCTTTGTTAAACGTTTCTTCAGTATCAACTTTTCCCTTTTGGAAAGTGCCGCCCCCCTTATCAGTCCAACTTTCCATTCTATCATAGTTTTCTATAGGATTGTATTCAAGCTGTGTTACTTCCCACAAGTGATCAATAGTCCATTGTAAAGACATTGCTACACTTGTAACATGCCGTCTTAAATATTTGGGGTCTTGATACACAGGCGTCAAATCTCCGTATGATAGTAAAAAGTGTTCAATAAGTTGAACTTTTGACAAACCTTTAACATAGATATCGTTAAAGATATTATTATCATATTCATACAGAGTCGCTACTGGAATTATAGTCCTCACGTTGTTCACCCCCTCTAATATTAGGATACCTCAAACGTGCTTTAATGTCAAGGTTATAATGTGCGTTTACCTTTTCCAAACATTCGTTAATAGTTTCAACCCACAATTCGCATTTTGACATAACAGCGTTTTTGGTTTCTTCCACCTCATCTGTAATCATACGTTCTTTCTTATCGGGTGCTGTATAAATACCAATTTCCATATCAAAAGCATGTTTGAGATTTTCAACACTTTCCAACGCTGCCTTAACAACATTGTAACATTTTTCGATATCGTTGTTAAAGAACTCATACAATGGCTTTCCAGTTTCCTTATCAAAAAGTGACTGATTTATTACAACTGCCAGCTTGCCACTCATAATATCGTCAAAAGCCGCCTTAAAAGTCTCACTTGCGCTTTTGTTTCGTGCCGTAAAAATAAAACCAAATTTTGCGAGCGCACTTGCAACGTCATGATTAGATAAAGTCATGGCGATTCTCTGTGCGTATGAATTTATTAAGTCGCCAATGCCGCACCAATCCGGTGTTAATTTTACAATCTCGCAACCTTCGCCAATAACCAAATCACCATTAAAACTAGCATCAAAAGCGGGGTTGGCAACAATATAATTTGTAGGCTGATATTGCACGTCAAATCCATACGGGGATCCATGTTGTGGAATGATGCCAAATCTTGCGGTATTCATAACACAAAAGTTTCCTTTTAAAAACAAAAGTGGATAGATATAATTTTTTGACCAATTTTGAGGCATACCCTCAAAAATAATAAGACTTTCTGCACGTTGCAAAAAGTATCTGAAGTATGTTGCATAGTCCCAAGTATTGTTAATATGGATCATGTTTGGATTTTGCCGTGACTCATATTCGTTAATAATAGGACTTGATACACCTTCGCCAACATAATATCCACTATATACAAACGGTTTCATTCTATAAACATACCCCCATTCAAATAATTGATAATAGCAGCTGTTCCGTCTGCTGTTGCATTGCATTTTACATTAGCATTTTTGCATTTTACAAAACCACTAATACTATTTAATGTTTTAAATTTACAACATGGATACCCTTGATAAAAAAGGTTTGTTTCAATCAATGGGTAATATTCGCATATCAAGTATACCAAATTGTTAACATAGATTGACCCGCTGCCGCCACTATTACTAACACGCGGTACTGATGCTTGTAAACCAGACATTATTCCACTACCTATAGCAGCAGTAGCATTTATAAAATTGCTTGCAGTACCTATTGCATCCAATGACACGGCAGATGAAAAACTTTTCTGTATGCTATCAGAAAATTGCATAGCACTTGCAAGCTCTACTTGTGATGTACCTATAACATTCGTTTGACGTGCTGAGTATCCAACAGGAACTCCACAGTTTCCATTTAAACTTGCAACAAGTGTTGCTCCACTAAAAATAGAAATATCACAACCACCAGATATATCAATAGTGTAATTTATAAGTAACGTATCACCTATTAAATTTGGATTAAGTGGAATTGTTCCATAAAATGGCACTTGTAACATATAATGTGCATATGGCGAAAATCTTAAAAAAGGATAGTTGGCGTCTGACATTTGTTCTGTTCGCGGAACTGTTAAAGAAACACTTTTTGAAAAAGTGTTATTTGTAGCAATTTGCCATCCTGGAATACCAGTGTTTACATATCCTAGCACAACATTAACAGGCGTACCGCCGGGGGTTGAAAAAGGCAACCATGTTGCTGATAGCAAGTAGTCTTGTGGGTGCGCTACCTCTTTAGCAACTCCATCCGGATTCTGTAAAAAATCGTTTAAACCAGTTGTGTATTCTGCTGTATACAAATATGAGCATAAACGATTAAAATTAGCAACTGTTAAAACAATAAAACCATTTCCAGATTTTCCCGCTGTGCAAATTATAATACATCCCGTTTGGTCTGTTGCAAGAGCTGCACTAGCTGTCATAATTTCTGGCTTGCATGATGATGGTAAAATAGTATCAATGATAAACGGATTTCTTTCTGAAAAAGTACCGATTCTTTCCACATATGCAGTATTACTTAGAATTTCATCTTTATAGCTTGCCAAATAATCACAAGTACATGATATTTCATAAGTAGATTCTACATATGTAACATCATTTACAAAATAGTATCTTCCAAAAGTTTCACAGTATGCAACATTCCAATCAAAAGGCGCCACACCTTGCAAAATAAAAGTTGGACTTTCTACTGATGTACCACTTTTAAGTACACATGTTGTACTGTCTGAAAATGTAGGTATTTTACTACTATTTATTCTTTTGTCTGACTTTCCAAATTTAACTTCAAATGCCATGTGTACCCCCTTCAAGAAAAAGGGGCTTGAAGCCCCTTTGTTTAATCAAGTAAAATCAAAATCGCATTTTCTGTAAAATCAACTGGAGTTTTAAATGTGTAATGATTCCAACCGTTTCTGAATCCAAAACGTGCATTTAATGGTTCAAGTGCGCTCCATTGATCAATCGGAACAATTCCCAGCGTATCAATATCCATCATAATTCCCAGAACGTTGTCAACCGTTTGATCTAATAACGTAAACTTTGTCTTTCCATCTGGGTTTACACCCTCAGCACTTCCCTTGATTTGCATTGGATTAGAAGGGTCAGTCCAGAAAGTAACTTTTTCATAGTCGCCTAGCTCTGCTTTTTCTGGGTGGAAAAACTCGCTTCCGTTTGCCTCAAAATAATTTCCAAATTTTGAAACCAGATAAAAACGCAAGTCTGCTGCATCAGTGTGACGGTTTACAACTTTTCCTGTAAAATCGCCATGAAATCGTGTTCCGCGAACAGCAAGGTTTTCTTTAAGTGTTTTCATCTCAGCCGACAACCAAATCATAAACGGACGGAAATCAGCCGGATTCATGATTGTTGTTGCAGTCATTTCAAGACCTGTCTCATCGTTGTACTTTGTTAACGCATGAAAAACTTGTTCTTTCTTGCACATATTTCCGGGTGTAGGTGTAGCTTTACCAGCATCTGCAAGGATAATTGCAAGGTTTGCAAGTTGTGCGCGTGCCCTATTTTCGAGGTCAATCTCGTAAACGTTTGAAAATTCAGTCATTAACATAGAGAAATACGCTGCAACACCTGCCTCTGAATCAAATGCTGCATTGATCTGATTCTTATAAATAGTGTACTTTCTAGCATAAGTTTGACCACCACTTGCAATTGTAAGAAGTACATCATACTTTACTGGCTTTGTTCCTGTTTTCCAGTCTTGACTTGCATCATCTTTATTAAGCTCAACACTGATATTCCATTCGTCATTCTCGATCTCAGATTCATTTACAATTGGCGTAAACTTTCTAATGTAGTTACCATAGCGTTGGTCATCCCAAACCATACCAGAAAGTTTTCGTGAATACGGGCGAATAGAATAGATTGATTTTGCAAGAACTGTTGGAATAATTTGATATAGGTTGTCATCTTCTCTATCAAAGCCCATTTTAAATGTATTTTGCATTTGTCCAAAAGTTAAATTTTGGGCAGCCGTTCTACCAGTATACTGGTTATACATCTCTGTAAGTAGTGGCGCGATTTGTGTATATGTAAGATTTGCCATTGTTTACCCCCTTTTAGAAAAACTTACTGAAATCTGTCTTGTCGTTTGAACCGCCAAAATTACTCTTGCCGTTTGCAAGCTGCTGTGCTTTTACAAGTGCAGCTGCAAATTTGTCGTAGTCAAATGAACTATCTGTCTTATGATCTGTCTTCTGCTCTGTCTTCTGCTCTGTCTTCTGATCTGTCGTAACGTCAAACGCTGCAATTTCATCTTTACTGTAACCAGCATTTACAAGCTTCAAAATCTCATCAACTTTCATATTTTAACCTTCTTTCTTTATTTGTTGACAGCTGTAAACAGAATCGAACTGTTGCCTTGTGAGTCAAAGTCACACGCGCTACCATCTACGCTATACAGCAGTAATAGGCGGTCTGTCTGTCGTCCCCGACTCGCACACACTGGCTAGTGTTTGGATAGTGCAACCGCCTATTTATTATATATCATTTATATAATTGTTTGTCAATTACAACTTTATAGAATATCATACCATGATACACAATCAAACGAAGCTAAAAAATCACACTGTGTTTCATAGTCTGAAAATGTTATATCACCACTTATAAACATTGGTTTTAGATACTTTTTACTGCTTGTTTGCCACCTCTCTAGTGACGATGGCGAAGCATCAAAAACATCATCACAATGAGCTTTCATAGGTTTAGTAACATAAAATTTAAAGTCTGACTTATGAAGCCACACGGAAAACAAAGGCGTTTTCATGTCGTGCGTGTACTCTTTTAAGTTTTGATGCCGTATTCTATCATCTTCAAGATCCATAAATTCGTTATCAAGCTCCATTTTAGCGCGCCCTTTTGGAAGATTTCTGTAAAAAGCGTTTTGTCTCTTTTTCTCTGAAATAGGTGACTTAAACGGTAATATAAGTGTTGTTTCGCATCTGTCTACTTGTGTAATTTCAGTTCTTTCTTTTACCGCCTTGTAACAGTCTGGGATAAGTCTATATCCAATTAAAATGTTAGACATAATTGCGTTAGAGTTCCCAAAAAACCATGTTCTTATTTTTTCCGTTTCCGAGTCAGGGCGGTTTCTGAAAAGAACCTCCATAATATTTTTGTATGCCTGGAATTCGTTTTTTATAGGTCTGTCGCCTTTTTGTGGTATGAATTCATCAAAAATTACATCATAAAAACAAGTAAAGTCTATACCAGTTTTGTTTTGAAAAGTAGACAGTGAAACACCTACTATAAAAGGTTTATCGTTTTGCAAGTCCTCATCTGTCAGATATGCTTTGCCATAACCTTTTTTGTCGTTATATTTCAAACGAATCTCTTTTCCAAACCAATCGGGTTTTACAAAGTCGCCAATTGTAGAAAAACTATTTTCAAGTGCAACGTTTGTTCTACGCACGTATAAAATGGGGAAGTGCCTATCATTCCAGATATCACATATCAAATGCGATTTTCCGATACCTCTTCCGCCTATGATATCTATATATCGCTGCCCAACGTCACAAATATGTTTATAATTCAAATACCCGTTTTCTTTATACAAGTTCATGCTATCACCTCTTTTAACTTAACAGAGGGAAGTCGTTTGACTTCCCTTCCTGCCTTATACAAGCTCAAAATTCATATAAGTCCTGCCTGCCTTACTCTGTGATCTTGTCAGCTTAAACTGCAAATTGTAACTCTCCATAAAATCATATGCGCTTTCTGCCGTCTTGATCACGGTTGGACTTGACGTTGCAATTGTTACAACTTCGCCCGTCTCAATGTTTGTATGATAGAAAACAGCAACTTCCTTATCATCATCTGTTGTGTATCTTACATAATCGGTAACGTTTACAATTGTGTCATCTGGCAAATTCTTCATTAACAGATGATTGTCATTTACCATCTTAAACATTTCTTTCTTGTCAAACTCTCTTGATTGTCTTTCAATTCTCATTTTCGTTATCCTCTTTTCTTTTATTTAAGGTTAGTATCCTTTACAAGTATATAATAACTCATTTACAAAAGTTTTGCAAATAAAACGTTATTTACTCAACTATTTCATCAACTACACTGTAATTCTTGATTTGGTCATCTGATAAACCTATCTCATAATCACGTGCTATCATACAACTATAGCCTGTATACTCTGTTATTGCTTCTTTGCCTTGATAATCAACAACTTTTGTTTTTGTGATAGTATCGCTGTCATTATACCAGATTTGAAAACCGCCGCTATTTTTAATTTTAAAACCATCTCTAAAGTTATCAAGGTTTTTTATCACTTCGACACCTCTTGATTTTTTGACACCAGATATTGTACAGCCAAAGTAGGTTTTATCCTTTGTTTCTTTATAAGCATTGAAGCAGTACTTTTTTGCACCTAGCGTTTTAAAATCTTTGTATTCTGGTTCATACTTATTTTCAGATTTCACATCGCTTTCACAGTCAAAATATCCGATATAATATTTTTTACCGTCAATGTCAACAAAACTATTAGTTTCTTCGCAAAGCTTATATATCCAATTATTTAATTCTGTCAATTTGTCAAAATTGAAATGAGTTGCTTTACAACTGTCTGTATCACAGTAAATATAGCTACTTTCCGCACATGCTAAAATCCTACGCAAATGCTTTCTTGCGTGCGCTGTTGTATATACCCCCCACACATACGGCAAAACACTTTTTTCGCTTTGCTCTGCAATGCTCTTTTCATCTGGAATTTTAAAACCGATTGCATCAACTTTTTTTCTGTATACAATGTCATTTTCATACATTGAATGTGAAAATTCTTGCCACTTGTTTTCAAGATATATCATAACAGGGTGAACAGGATCCGTTGCAGACATGCCATAAATGCCATTTAATTTATTTTTGGCTTTCATTAAGTCATATTCTGCTTCTTCCCTCTCTTTGCTATTTGGGGCGGTATTCTTTACAGCAATTTTAAGTTTTGTTTTCGCTGTGAAGTACTCCATGATAACACTTCTTACATCATCTGGGATATATCCATAACGCGCTGTATAGAGGGTATCTTCTATAATTTCAATTGTGGCAAAATCATAGCATTCATCAATAATCGAATAATCTATATCTGTCACAGTTGTTTCAAGCTCTGCCGCTTTCCACACTCTGCCATTGTCGGGATCCGCCCCTTGCAAGTTACGGCATTTGCTTATAGATAGATACGGATTGTATTGATCTTCTTTAAGTCTTACATTTGTAAGCTTTATTTGTGCTATCCATGCAAGATTTTTACTTTTTATATATTTTAAACATTTGGATGTTACGGGCATTTTTTCAAATGGCGTCACTGGAAACTGCATCAAAAGAAGCATAGCCGGGTACATGCTGCTTGCATCGAAACTATAAACATCATGATAGATTTTAGCACATTTTATCATGTTTGCGTGAGTATCGCCACCTCGAAAAGCTTCTTTTAAAAGTTTGTATGTTTCGTCTGTTAAAGCTAACTTTTTCTTTAAAAGACGTGTTGTTGTGCCTTTTCGTATAGCTCTTTTCATGTCACGCCTCACGTAAGAGGTACTTGTGAGTGGTACTGTTGCAATTCTATCGCCATCTTTTGTAAGCATGTATTTTATTGCTTCCCACAGTCCTAGCGTATCATTGATGATATATCCCCACTCTATAGGATTGATATAGCTTTCATTGTGTCTTATAAGTGAGTAGTCCAAATCGCCTTTTGCTTTTATGTGTTGGCATCCCGCCATTTTTTTCGTGAAGTTATCAAGCGACATGTTTGTGAGCTTATAACTACACCTCAGCTCAATACCACGTTTCTTTAAGCGCCATACAAGCGGTTTACGTTTACCAGTTGCAAACACTTCGCTATAATCGTTTAAATAGCCAATCATAAAAGAAAATTCAAAAGGCAGATTGTGAACGTAAATCACAAAATACCGTGACTCACTTGTTTTATAGTAAGCTTGTATTTTATCAAGTAAAACAATAAAATCTTTCCAGTATCTGCCCTGTACTTCTTCACCATCAATGCAAGCAGACCAAACATACATAAAAGCATCAATAGGCTTTGTGACTTCTTCGCCTTGATCATCTTTCTCAATTCGAGTACGTGAAGTAGTTTCAATGTCAAATGTTGCAAATTGATCAATATAATAAGGGCTGTCTTTCTTTTTGCCTAAAGGTTTATGCAAAGAAAAGCCATGTGACGGCACATAGTCCGCCACTGACTTTACTTCTATATCATCATATTTGTTTGACCTATTTAAACATTGAACTATCATAATTTATAACTCCTGTCTTATAGCCTTTGGTTTTGGCTTCGCTCGATTGCTTTTATATAGTTTGTTTGCCGCCTTAAATTCTCTCGCTTTATCTTTCCATGATAGCGAACTATTCTGTATAAGTGCAACTCTAAATTCTGCTTGATCTTTCACAGACGGGTATAAATCTTCAAAAGTGCTAAAGATTTCATTCAATCCCTCACGTGTGTTTGTATTAAGTGCCTCAGTTAACATTGTAACTATTTGATCACTTGATAGCTGTGCATACTTTTTATCTGATAGATAGTGCAACGTGTTAAAAAGTTTACCACGGATATGTTTGGAAAGATTGGAAATGTCAACCCCGTAACGTTCTTTAAATGTTGCTACTCTTTTATTTTCTACTTCGATGCTACCCCGTGCGGTTGATGCTTTTGCTTCGAGATAGTGCAAAAGCTTGTTTTCTAACGCTCTCAATTCACGAATCGAAAAATCTTTGTAAACTGCTTTTCCAGTTGAAACATAAGAAGCGTTATAAGAAACATGCTTATTAAAGTAGTCAACAGCATCTTGATATCTGAAAAGGGCTGTTCTATCCTCTGTGATTCTGCCTTTTGATATTGCTGTTGTTAGTGTTTTGGCGCGCTTGTTTGCAACGTTGGCAAGTTTGCCAACACGGGCGATATATTCTGACTTACTAGAAGTGGTTTCGATAGAATCATAGTGCCAACGTGTGAAATACTTTGATTGAATTTCTGTCTGTTTCATAACTTGATACCTCTCTTTGCTAATTCTTCTTTTACAATGTCATATTTATAGTTGTGTGGTGTGATTTCTCTGAAAATGTTGCCAATTCCCTTTTCAGTGTAGCCGTGATTTTTCAAGACTAAAACAATATACTGCACAGCCTCAGCACCTTCTTTGTAGGAACACTTCATTCCATCTCGTGGCAACTTATACCATGTAGTCGTTTTAATATCGGATACCGACTGCACTAACATTGCGTGTTGCAGCATTTCATATGGTGTTAGCTTATTATTTATAATGCCGTCTTTAGGTCTTTTCATTTCTTTATATCTCCTTGAGTTTTTCTTTTATTGTATCATGGAGTTGTTAACAAATAAAGGATAAATTATGAACAAAATGTTAATAAATTATTGTTATAGTTGGTATAGAACAGTGAGACGAACAAATGTATCAACTCGAACAGATGTATCATTAGCCGAGCTGACAAGCGAGCCAATCGAGCGAGCCGACAGAACAAATGTGCTAACAGCGGAGGCGACAGCCGACCAACGACCGATGGCGACAGCCAGAGGGAGTACCGATAGAATTGTCTGTCAATTAAGAGGGAACTTTCCTTTTGTATTTACTTCTTAAAAGGTATCTC